TGATCAGTACAGATCCTCAACCAGATGCTATACAAGTTCCTCAAATAGCAAGCAAAGGTTTTGTTTGGTATGTTAAAATAGATGACGGAGGTAACGGTGCAACTCCTATACACGTTAGAGTTCAAGGTAAGATAACTTATTGGGTAGAATTCTTCCAAAGATATATAACACGTAATCCTGACTATGGTCTAACAGGTCCAGCAGGTGTTTAATAACATAATAAAATATAATTGATATCATATCAGATATATTTGTTTTCCACCCTATATAGGGACCTTCAGTCCCGTAAATGCATACAGTAGTTAAGGAACTTGTTTTTACTACGCCCGCAGGGAGGTAGTACAAACTCCGCGCAAGCGGAGTTCCATTCATGCTAATAATCACAAATAAGTACAGATTCAGAAGTGGGGTCTCTAGTATTACCCCCACTTCTGGTACAGGCATCTAAACGCTTCACTTCTGGTACAGGGGCACCTAAGGTCTCGATTTTAGTGACACGACGAAGTAGTTGTTTTTTGCATTCTCCAGTATTAAGATAGCATTCGGTCGGATGCTTGATGGATGTGATGATGATGCGCTTAGCTCGAATCTGTCTATAACCACCTTTACACTCTACTCTAAGAGGATATCTATCAAGCAACTTTAACATAAAAGTAAGATCCCACCATGAATCTCTAAAATCATCAATAATAATATCTTCATGTGCATCGTATCCGTCCCACCACTTGGAACCATCTTTACAATAAGCATCAGGCGCTAATTCATGAGCTAACTTGCTCTTACCACATCCAGATGGTCCAGTCAACCATAATATATCCATTTCCCAATTACGCCCAGGCTCGTTATAAGTTAAAAAATCTTTAGCAACACGTATCTGCTGGGCATTTCCAATACAGGTAACCATTGTCATACCGTCTTCAAGAGCTACTTCTCTAATATTATCTAAATCAGCTCTATGTCCTTGAGATTTAGGGGTTCCTAATTCAGTATAATCACCATCCTTTTTACAATAATTAATAGCTTGAATTTGGGTTCCTTTTCTAATCTCAATGTGTGCTCTAGGAATGATATCTTTCACAGTCTTAAATTTAACTTGTTTATTAAGTTCACAATATCCTTGTAAATGCGGAGTACTCACTTTCTCTTTCCCATATATAATATAAGAATAAGGTAAAGACTTAAGAGAAAGAATATCACTATCAGTATAATTATTAATTGTAAATACAAAATTCCGTAAATTCATAAAATTATTTTCTATACTATAGTATAGAATAAAAAATGGCAAAAAAATATGCGAAAAAGACTCGAAAGACTAATACACGTAAGCGTACACAGAGGAAGGCGTTTCGGAGAAGCACTCGTAAGACTGCTATTATACGTAATCCTTTGTCGCAGCAAAGCTTAATGGTTCCTTTACAATATCCATTCTCATATACATATAACTTAGTAGAAAATGGTTCAACTGGTGATGGTCAATTTATATATTCAGGTAGTTCATATCCTAACTGTTATGGTCAAGCTCCACTTAATGATAGATTTGAGATGCCTGTAGGTTTAGCTCAATATGGTGGTGCATACAATAAGTTTAGAGTTCATGGTTCAAGTATAGATGTTACTTTTACAAATTTAATAGGTTCAATATCTAATATAGGTCTTATGGCTTTACCTTTCGATGATACTTCAGGTTCTGAAGGATCTGGCTATGGTTCATGGCCAGGTGTACCAGCTGGTACTGCTCCTGTTGCATCAGCTTCTGCACAAGAAGGAGCACTTAATGAGTATTATACATCACCTTACGTAGATGTTATGAATGAGCCATTTATTAAATGGAAGACACTTATGCAAACAGAAAATAATCATAATAGAGTTAGGTTTATTTCTTCAAGAAAGACTAAGAACATGTGTAATGTAAAAGATATCAAAGATTCTACAGATTTTGATAATGATGTGATCAGTACAGATCCTCAACCAGATGCTATACAAGTTCCTCAAATAGCAAGCAAAGGTTTTGTTTGGTATGTTAAAATAGATGACGGAGGTAACGGTGCAACTCCTATACACGTTAGAGT